TCATCTACTGTTTTTGGAGTTCATCATGGCTACTAACAGCCTTCTTACGATCAATCAGATCACCAATGAGGCGGTACGTCTGTTCACCCAGACTAATGCCTTCCTCCGCAACGTTGACCGCCAGTACGATGACCAATTCGCCCGCGATGGCGCGAAGATTGGTAATACGCTGCGCGTCCGCCTCCCGAACGATTACACCGTTTCGACTGGTCCGGCCATTACACCTCAGGGCACCAGCGAACAAAACACCACGCTTACCGTGGCGACCCAAGCAAACGTTCCTGTGAGCTTCGGAACGCAAGAACGTACCATGAGCTTGGACGACTACTCTGAGCGCATTCTTGCACCGGCTGTGAATCGTCTTGCCGCATATGTGGCCAATGACCTGATGAACGTTGCGGCATCCAGCTCGAACATCGTGGCAAAGTCGAATGCCACTGTATCGCCTGACGCCTCTACCTGGCTAACCGCTGGCGCGATTCTGGACCAAACTCTTGCCCCGCGCATGGATCGCAAGATTATGATGGACCCCCTGACTCAGGCACGTACCGTCAGCTCGCTGGCTGGCCTGTTCAACCCGCAACGTAAGATCAGCGACCAGTATGAAACTGGCCTCATCACCACCGATACCCTTGGTTTCGATTGGATGATGGACCAGACTACGCAGGTTCACACTGTCGGCACTTTCAGTGCTGGCACCGTGAACGGCGCAGGCCAGACCGGTAACACGCTTACCGTCAACGCCATCACCGGTACGCTGAACAAAGGCGACATCATCACCATTGCCGGCGTGAACGCAATCAACCGCTTGACTGGCCAAGATTACGGCACGCTGCAGCAGTTCGTAGTTACTGCAAACGTAGCAAACGGCGCAACCTCGATTCCGATCTATCCGGCAATCGTCGCTGCGCCGGCAGCGTTCAACACCGTTACTGCTACTCCTGGCAACGGCGCTGCTATCAATCTGGTGATTCCGGCCAGCACCAAATATCGCCAAAACCTCGCCTTCTACCCTGAAGCATTCACCCTGGCAACCGCTGATCTAGTGATGCCGACTTCTGGTGTAGTGGAATCGGCCCGTGCCGAATTCGATGGCGTGGCGATGCGTATGATCACCGGTTACGACATCATGGGCGATAACCTGATCACTCGTCTGGACATCCTGTATGGCTATGCCGCCATCCGTCCGGAATGGTCCGTGATCGTTGCTGACGTGCTGTAACTCCATTTCCTCCGCGTGGTACTTTCCCGGCTGGCTCAGGCTGGCCGGGTTTTTTGGGGTACATCATGGCCACTTTCGATCCAAATGGTTCCTATTCAGCCGTAGGTACAAACTGCGGTGTTTATTATCTACAAGGTGGCCATTACTTCCAAAGTACGCCGCCTTGGTCCGATCTTGGAACCTCTAATCCTTGCACGCAACCGCCATCCCTTGGCGACCAATCGGCTTCTGCTGTGCAAATCACTGGTGGGTCAATAACTGGCACTGCGCTTGATAACGACGTAATCGGCGGCGTTACTCCAGCAGCCGCTTCTTTTACCACTGTTACAGCATCCGGTAACATTGCTGGCCTTGCTCCTGTTAGTTCATCTAGCGGTGCGACGCCTGCAAGCATCTCCAATTCAGGCTCCGCGCTTGGGTTTATTTCTGGCGGTGGCGGCATTGTCGATTTGTATGACTCATCGCGGTCAGCAAACAATAAAACCGGCTCTTTGCTGTTCTATAGCGGCGCGCTGAGACTTCGCCTGTATAACGATGCCCATGGGACTGCTCTTGAACCGCTTGTTATAAACGGCGGCCAAGCCTCCGGCATTACCGGGATCACTTCGAATAGTGGCTCTGGCTCTTGGGCACATACAGGTGCAATGACTGTTAGTTCGACGCTGGCTGTAACTGGAGCGGCTACCCTTTCAGCAGGCATTAGCAGCTATAACGGGGTTTCTACCGTTGCCAATGGCGTAGCGGCGGAAGTGGCGCAGATTAATCTCACTAACCAAAACGCGAACATTGGCAGCACGCTGCTTTATGCAGTTCCTGCGAGTGGCGCGGGGTTCTATCGTGCGACCTGTTACGCTGTGGAAACTACACCGGATGGCGCATCATCCACGCTGCCAAACACTGGAATTGGCTGGACTGATTCGGATACAAGTGTGGCGCTAGTAGCAGGCACTGTTACGCCAACAAATACCAATAACGCTACCGGTGCATTTGGCCAGGGCGTTCAAGTGTTCTACGCCAAGGCATCCACCAACATTAACTACCAAACATCGAACTATGCATCAGGTTCTGCTGGTGTTATGAAGTACGCGCTTCATATCAAGCTAGAATATCTCGGCTAAGGCCGATAACACGCGGAGAGAACAATGCAAGTAACTGAAGACCTGAAAAGCCGAAATTGGCGTAATTTCACGGCGGATTACAAGTTTGAGGAATACCCGAAGTGGGTGAACTTGGCTGATGGAACGCCGATTCTTGTGCATAACGCCGCGGAAGAATTGGCCGCTGTTGGTGAGCCAGATCCAGAGGCGAAACGCAATGAGCTGATGCAGGAGCGTGAACAACTGATGGCACGGCTTGCCGAAATCGATGCGGAACTTGGCATTACTTCGACTGGCTGCTATTCGCCAGCAGTTGAAGAAATGGATGAGCTGCAACAGCTCATCGAAGAAGCTAAATCTCTCGGCCTGAACGCCAATCGCCGTTTTAGTCCTGATTCCATTCGCGCCATGATCGCAGAAGCAAAAGGCACCGGAGCATAACAGATGACTACTCCACTTCCGACCACGCCAAGTGACATCATCACGCTGGCTCTGAAGACTGCAAACGTGGTCGGGGTGGGGCAGACTCCGGCACCGGAGGACATGAACGATGCGTTCAATCTGCTGAATATGCTGATGGCGCAACTCCAGCGCCGTCGCTATTTCATCTATCAGCTTGTTACGACCAATCTTCAGGCGAATGGCTCGCTGAGCTATACGGTGGGTGCTGGTGGGCAATTTAACTTGCCGACATGGGTGCCGAAGATTGAAAGCGCCTACTTCAGCCAGAACATCAATACGCCGCTTCCTGTTGATTATCCGCTTGAAATCCTCAAATCACGCGAAGACTACAACAGAATCAGTATCAAGAATCTGAACGCATTCCCGCGTTATGCGTACTATGAGCCAGCCTATCCGCTTGGCAATCTGTACGTATGGCCACTGCCGAATTCGACATATACGCTCCATATCAGTACCATGCTGCAGCTCCAGCAGTTTCAGACTGTGGCTGATACGATTGCGTTGCCGCCTGAGTACAAGGCCGCACTGTTATGGAACTTGGTTCCTGAGTTGTATACCTTCTACGGCATCATGGCGGACCCTGCTACGGCAGATCGTGTGACCAAGAAGGCAGAGGCAACATTGCGCATTATCGAGGAAGCCAATGCGCAGATTCCGCAATTGCAGTTGCCTCCTGCTGTGCGTGGAAATGGTGGCGGGACATACAATATATATGGAGATATGTATATTGGGAGCACGCCGTAATGGCTAAGATGGCTCTCACAACTGGCGCATATTCGGCTCGGTCCTTGGTGGCAGAAGCTCAGCGCTGTGTAAATCTCTATGGAGAGCGTAATCCCGATGATTCGCCGTTCCCGTTCACCTATTACCCGACTCCAGGTCTCACCCAACTCGCAACGGCCACGCCGGCCAGCGGTAATGGCTGGAGGGCGCTTTATTACGCTTCGAACAATCAACTTTATGGCGTATGCGGTAACACCGTCTATGCCATTTCTAGTTCCTGGGCACTTACTCAACTAGGAACCATTGGCACAACCAGCGGCCAATGCTGGATGACAGACAACAATACGGATCTTGTGCTGGTGGATGGCTCCGCCAATGGCTATACCATCCATCTGGCGAATAACGCATTCGCCACCATCAGTTCCGCCGCTTTCTACGGAAGCAATTCGGCTAACTTCGCAGACGGCTATCTGATTTTCAACCGTCCTGGCACGCAGCAATGGTACGTGTCGCTGAACAACCAAATCACGTTTGACCCGACGTTCTTTGCCTCCAAGAGCGGGGCGCAAGACAATCTAGTTGCCTGCGCGGTGGCAAAGCGTTACGTCTATCTCATCGGCCAGCAATCAACGGAAATGTGGTTTGATGCAGGCGATACGCCGTTCCCGTATGACCGCTTGCCAGGCGTATTCATCCAGCACGGCTGTATGAGCGCTGCTAGCGTGGCGCAAATGGATGGGGATGTATATTGGCTAGGCCAAGACCCACAAGGCCGCGCAATCGTCCTGAAAACCGAGCAGTTCAACGCGATGAAGATCAGCACCTTCGCGCTGGATGATGCAATGCAGAAGTACACGGATCTGAATCAAGCGAATGCCTTCGTCTATCAGATCGAAGGGCATATGTTCTATGTGCTGAATTTCCCGGTCTCAGATAAGACCTGGCAGTTCGACTTGAGTACGCAGCAATGGAACGAGCTGGCATGGCTGGATAGCAACGGTGGCATGCATCGCCATCGCGCTAACTGCTACGCGAATGCCTATAACACGCCTGTTGTAGGCGATTGGCAGAACGGTAATCTATACATGTGGGACATAAACAACTACACGGATAACGGCCAGCCAATCACCCGTATCCGCAGTTTCCCCCACGGTGTAGATGACAGCTCTAGCCGTATCCACTATGTGGAGTTCATCGCCAATATGGAAGTTGGCAATGGCAATGGAAGCGAGACGGTAAACCCGGTTTCCTTGCGCTGGAGCGATACTCGCGGCAAATCTTGGGGAAATCCTGTGATTCGTCAGCTTGGAAAAGAAGGGGAATTCCTGATTTCCGTTCAATGGCGACGTTTGGGAATGGCGCGAGATCGTGTCTTTGAACTAAGTTGGTCTGCCCCGTGCAAGACTGCACTGCTAGGCGCGTGGGTTGATGCCCACTCGAATAATCAATAATGGCGGCCAATCTCACTACAAACGTTCCGCTCGTAAGTGATTCTTTGGTTGATCCACAGACCGGACGCATTACGGAAGCGTGGCTTTTGTTCCTGATCCAGCTTTGGCGTAGGACTGGCGGAGCAATCTCATCTGGAAGTGGTGGCAGTGTTTCTATAGCTGATGTAATCGGTTTGGACACAACGCAATCCATTCCGCTTCCAGACTTGAATGCCGCGCATTTTTCGGATGAGGTGAGTTATGCACAGCCATTGCCTGATCTGAATGCCGCGCATTTTGCTGATGAGATAACGTTTTCCCCTATTTCATCCACAGATTATGCACAGGCAGCGTTCACTGTTACGCTTGGCACATCACCAGCGACCTATACGGCAACAAGCCGTCAGGGTATACATATCAACAGCGGTACAGTATCTGCCATAAGCTATAAACGCAGCACGACAACGCTAACGCTTAGTTCTACGCTTCCTCAATTTATTGAGCTAAGCCCCGGTGATAGCCTCACCATCACTTATTCATCCGTCCCGACGGTAACGGTACTCCCGAGGTAATCATGCAAAGAATTCCAAAACCCATAGCAGCGGCAGCGCTTACAACGAGTGCGGTACCGTATTACACTGCCGGAACGGGTGTGACGGCGACGATTAGCAACTTGTCGCTAACCAATACTTCTGCAAACCCTGTGGCTGTGACGCTGTATAATGTCCCTAATGGTGGATCGGCTGGGGTAGGTAATCAACTGCTTTCTGCATTCAGTATTGCGGCAGGACAGACCTATAACCCGCCACAGTGTATTGGATTGCATTTAGGTGCAGGTGCTTCGCTACAGGCGCTCGCCGCAACTGGTAGCGTGGTGAATATTCAGGGCGGCGTCTACGAAACGTCGGGCTCTTGAGGCTCACATCCAGTTTCATATGTTATGATTCATTACCAATACCGGGGATGAAAAAATGACATTGAAAATGCCTGTGATTTCTGCGCTCAAAGCCCAACTTTCATATGATCAAGAAACCGGATTCTTCACATGGAATGAAGGATTCGGAGGGATGGGTGGACGCCATTCAGGATGTAAAGCGGGTGGAGTGGACCCATCCAACGGATATGTTGTGATTACGGTTTCTGGTGTGCGATATAAAGCTCATCGTCTGGCATGGTTCTACATGACTGGCGAAGAACCTAAAGGTGAAATCGACCATATAAACGGGAATAAGGCTGACAATCGCTTCGCTAATTTGCGAGACTGCAAGAAGAGCGAAAACGGAAAAAATGCTGGACTGAGTAAGCGGAACAAGTCTGGTTTCCGTGGTGTCACCAAGCATACTGGCCGAGAGAAGTGGATAGCTTCTATCTGCATTAATGGTAAGAACAAGCATCTCGGCGTCTTTGATTCTCCTGAAGAAGCCGGTAAGGTAGCAGAGTTGGCAAGGGCCACGCATTACGGCGAATTTTCAGGAAACAACAGAACTAAGGCAAAGGAATAAGACATGGCAAATTACCTCGGCGTCGATTCGGATGCAATCCGCCCCTCTACGATGACCTCGCAGTGTGGCCAATCTGGTTTGGGCGCACGCCTCGGTGGCAATGTGAGCATTCAGGTTAATGCGACCGGTCAGGGCAACGGAGCTGATACCACTGATGATGTTCTGGCAACATACGCTCTCCCGGCTAGTGCTCTCGATGTAGCTGGCCGTCAAGTCACGATTACCGCAGCAGGCAAGTTTGCTGCCAATGGCAACAACAAACGGATCAAGATTTGGTGGGGCACTACTACGCAAACGGTTGGGTCTGCTGTTGCTGGTGGCACGCTTATCGCTGATTCTGGCGTGGTAACTACCAATGGCGGCGGCTGGTCTGCTGGTGTTCAAGTCACCAAATACGGTGCGGCGGCTTCGAATACTCAGTTGAGCTCTAATGCTGCTGTGGTTGCTGGTGGTACGCATACTGGTACGATTGCACCAGCTTTGCTTACTGCTAACGAAAGCGGCATTATCAACATCACTATCACCGGCGCTAGCTCAACTAGTGGTGCGGCAAATGATGTTGTTGGCCAGCTCTTTGATGTGGCGTTCAATAACTGATGCGAAACTTTCACAAGATCGCAGAAGGCGTGAATGTAACTCCGCTTCTGAACGCGCTATATCGTAAAGAGCAGCTTTGGCTGGCAGATGATTTTTTGCGGAAATATCCTCAAGGGCCATTTGGCGATACGGACACGATCTATTTGCGCTTTCAGGATCATGTTCACGCAAAGGACGATGCGGAGCTTGAACTGTACAAGCAGAACAAGCTAGCTGGCCATGATTTGCATGAATGCCCGTGGCGTCCGGAGGTATCGGAACTGCCAGAGGCTAAAGCGCATATCATGGCGCTGATGGGTTCGCTGGGTGCGACTCGTCTGGGGCGATGTGTGATCAATCGCGTCAAGCCTGGCGGACGTATTTTCCCGCACAAGGATACGGAATGGCATGCATCGTATTGGGACCGGTATCACATTGTCCTGCAGTCTGAGCCGGGTAACGTATTCCGGTGTGAGGATGAGCAACTATGGATGCGTCCTGGCGAGGTATGGTGGTTCCAGAATGCGAAGGAACATGAGGTAATCAACAACAGCGCTAATGACCGTATCCACATGGTTATTGATCTGAGGTTCTCATGATCACATTTGCGATTGAACGATTCTCTGATGTTTATGGCGAGCTTCTGCCGTTATTGCATCAGCACTATGCCGAGATTTCTACGCATCATCATTATGATGTGCCGCTAGATCCGGTTGTAGAGTCGTATCAAGCGCATGAGATGGCCGGGTCATTGCTGATGGTAATTGGGCGCGAGGAAGGTGCAATCAAGGCTTATTTTGTGGCCTTTGTCGCGCCCGGATTACATTACCGTTCTTGTCTTACCTGTTTGCCGGATATCTTCTATGTTGAGCCTACAAAGCGCGGCGCACATAACGGCGTGAAGATGTTCAGGTTTGTGGAGGCAGAGCTAAAGCGGCGTGGCGTGAAACGCTGGGCAGTTGGAAGCAAAGTGAAGCATGATGCATCGGCCCTTTTCCGATTCTTGGACTTTCAGCCGGTGGAAACAACTTACGAAAAATGGTTGTGAGGGATAAAAAATGGTAGCTGCCGCAGTCGTCGGAAGTGCCGCACTTGGAGCATATAGCGCATCGCAGCAATCCGATGCCGCGCAGAGCGCTGCCGACACTCAGGCAAGCGCAGCTAACAATGCCTCTCAGCTTCAGTACAAGCAATTTCAGCAACTCCAGGCCAATCAGCAGCCATACATGCAGCTTGGGTTGTCGTCGATTCCATTGCTTATGCAGGCGCTTGGCTATACGGCACAGCCTGGAAGTTCGTCACCTGCTACTGGTCCAGTTGCTGGAGCTCCCGTCTCTGTCAACGGACAGCCGGCTGGCAGCCTGACATCGCTCGGCGGTGGCGGTCAGCAGTCCGCTCCGGCTAACAGTGGTCCGCCGTCGGGATCATTCTATGAGAATGCCCACAATGCCGGCCCAAATGGTGCAGGCTATTACGACGCTAACGGCAACTTCCTCGGCACGATGACGCCTAGCGGCGGCTTCTCGCCAGTTGGTGGGCAGCCCATGACGGCTCCTGCACAATCTGCTGGACAGCCGCAAAGCGGCCTGAATACTTCTGTGCAGCCGATCAATTACACAGCGAATCCGAACGCGCCTATAAATCAACGATTCAATGGTGCTGCGCCGTTTGTGGGGGGTGGAGATTTCAACGGTGGTGCGCCGCTGTCTCTTAGTACATTCGTCGGTCCGAACTTCAATAATCCTGGGTTGTTCCAGGCTCCGGCTCCGTTCGAAGTAGGTCAACAATTCAGCTATGACAAGTTTAATTTCAATCCAACTGAACAGCAGCTAGAGCAAACGCCAGGATATCAGTTCACGCTCAATCAGGGGCTAAACAACCTTGATAGTCGATTGGCTGCCAAGGGGCTGAACTTGTCTGGTGCGCAGGCTAAAGGAATCGCTGATTACACGACCGGTCTTGCCGATCAAACCTATCAGCAGCAATTCCAGAATGCTCTGCAAGGATATAACACCAACTATGGTGTTGCTGCAAATACCTACAATACAAACTTCAACAACAGATTCAATGCGTATAACGCAAATTTTTCCAATCAGCTTAACGCATACAATACGAACTTCAATGATCAGTTGAACGCCTATAACGACCAGTACAAGAATCAGTTGGAAGGATATATCGCTAATACTGGCAATCAATTGAATCAGTACAATAGCAACTTCAACAATGCGCTGAATCAGTACAACACGAATTACAATACGGGACTTAGCACGTACGGCACAAATTACAACAATGCGCTCAATGCATTCAAGACCAATTACGGCATTAGCAGCGACCAGTACAACCGCCTTGCTGGGCTGCTAGGACTTGGACAGAATGCTGCTGCTGGTGTTGGCAATGCAGGAATCCAGACTGCTGCAAACATGGGCAATGCCATGATGAGCGGAGCAAATGCGCAAGCTGCAGGCCAAATAGGAAGTGCCAATGCGGTTAGCGGGGCACTTGGTGGTATCAGTAACAATGCTATGCTGTATTCTTTGCTGAATGGAAAAGGCGGCGGTGGTTTTAATCCCTACTATCAATCCAGCTACTCGGGTTTTGATAATCCGGACAACTATGGCTAAGAGGTAGCCACAATGCCGATCGATCCATCAATCCCGCTACAAGGGCAAATGCCTCAGAACAACTTTCTGCAACCATTGCAGCAAGCCAGTACGATCATGCAGCTACGTGGCCAACAGATGCAGATTGGCGCTAACCAGGCGTTGGCAAGCGCATATCAGCAATCCGTGAATCCGGATGGTTCTGTTGACTTTGGCAAACTCCAGACGATTGCCGCTCAGAACGGAGCCGGGGCGTTTTTGCCGGAATTCATGGGCAAGATCGCGGCGCAGCGCAATCAGCAGCAGCAATACGATACCAGCGTGCTGGATATGAATATCAAGAAGCAGCAGCAGATTCGAGGAGCGCTCGGAAGCTTGATGAATGATCCCGATATGGGAAAGAATGACATGAGCAGCAAAGTCATCAGAAATATATCAGAACTTGTACGGAATGGCATTATTCCGATGGAACAGGGTTTGCAAGAGATACAGAACTTTCCAATAGATCCTCGTCAGCAGGCAAATGTTCTTACACAGCATTTTCTCAATTCTATGGCTGGTGAAGCGAAGATGCAGGCGCTGTTGCCGAAGGTGCAGACGGTCGATACTGGTGGCCAAGTCAATGTGCTGAATACCAATCCGCTGACCGGTGAAACGAATGTAACCGGCGTGATTGGCAAGACGCTTACGCCTGGTGAAGCTTCGTCCAATGTGACGTATACCGATCTTACTACTGGGCGGCAATATACGATCACCAAGCAACAGCAACTTGAAGGAGTTGGCCAAGGAGGAGGGAGTGGCTATACAGGCCGTCCTGGAGCCGGTGGCCAGCCACCTGGACTCCTGACTGGCCTTGGGCCATCCGAGCAGTCTGCATTGACTGCCATGGGGTCTACGTCCAATGCGGCGGCACAGACACTGCACAATGCGGCCTCTGACGCTCCAATGCGTATTAACCTGCTGAATCAGGCACGTGATGTACTGCAAGGCATTGCAGCTACCGGCCCATCTACGGACCAATGGAACCACATCAAGTCATGGCTTAATAACTTCGGCCCTAGCTTCCTTGGCTCTGATCCGCGCCAGATTGCCAATTACGATGAGTTCAAGAAAATTCTTACGAACTACGCATCGAGCGTGTCTGGCTCGCTAGGAACAGGTACGGATGCACGCTTGAATGCTGCCGTTACAGGAAACGCCAACCCGAATATTTCGAAGCTGGCGAACGAAGATATTTTGGCTAAGACGATTGCCGCTGAGAAAATGCGTGCCGCTCAGGACTATGCGTTCCAGCAATCTGGCCTGACGACGGACAAATTCAACCAATGGCAAAGCCAATGGAACAAGGCGGTTGACCCGAATCTGTTTGTATTCAACTCAATGTCTCCGACTCAGCGTCAGGCATTCGTAAAACGCATGAATCCACAGCAGTTGAACACGTTCCGTGGTCAATATAATAACGCTGTAGCACAAGGATTGATTCAGGAGTAGCCATGGCAAAGCCTGATCTGTCGCCAATCATCAATCAATGGGCCCGAGCATTTAACCTTGATCCGGCTTATGTGAATTCCATTGTCACGCAGGAATCACACGGCGATCCGAATGCTGTTAACAAGGCAAAGCCTACAGATCCAGGCGCATGGGGCGCTATGCAGGTGCGTCAACAGGCTCTTGATGACTTCAACGCGGCAAACGGCACCAAGCTTACGCTGCAAGACATGAAAGACCCGAACAAGGGTATTCAGGTCGGCACGTGGTATCTGAACGAGCGCCTGAACAAATGGGGCGACCCGGCCAAAGCAGCAATGGCTTATAATCTTGGCGATGGAGGGGCAGCCCAGCAGCAGGCATTGAATCCTTACGCTCAACAGGTCATGGCACGTATCAAGCCGCAGCAACAGCAAGCTAGCCCCATGCTGCCTGGCATTCCCACGCTTAACGCGGCTCCTTCGACACAGGGAGGCGATGCATTTTCACGCGCAATGGGAAGTGCGCCGGCTGCAGCAGGAAACACCAATGACGCATTCTCGCGTGCAATGGCCGCACCTACTCAGCAAAGCCTGCAGAATGCTCAGCAAACTTATGATCCAACCGAAGGGATGAGCGGTGGAGAAAAATTCCTCGCTGGTATGGGTAAAGCCTTCGTTGATACGTTCCATGGCGGAAAACAGCTTGGTGCTGAAGCACTCAATTGGATTAATCCCAATCTAGTGAGCAATCAGACTGTGCAACAACTGCGCCAGCAAGCTGACGAGACGGCACAGCGCGACGCACCCTTGATGGCGACCGGCGCGGGCTTTGCGGGTAACATCGCCGGAAATATCGCAGCAACGGCTCCTCTTGGAATGGTGGCCGCTCCAGCGCGTGGAGCAAGTCTATTGCGTCTTGCTGCTACTGGAGCTGGCCAAGGCACAGTGGCTGGCGCTATAGCGCCTGTTGGCGTCAACGACAGTCGCACCGCTCACATGCTAGCGGGGAGCGCTGCAGGCGCTGTGCTAGCACCGTCTATCACTGCCCTTGGCCGGGCTATTAGTCCCTCTGTGCGTCCTGAAGTTCAAATGCTGCAGGATGCAGGCATTCAGCCGACCCCAGGCCAGATTCTTGGTGGTGCAGCAGCTCAAACAGAAGGCCGTCTTACTAGCATGCCTGGAGGTAGTGCAATCACAGATGCGCAGGCCAGAGCCGTTGGTCAGTTCAATCGTGCCGTCTATCAGAGGGCACTTGATCCTATTGGCGAGACGCTGCCTGCATCGGTTGAAACCGGATCGGCAGGCGTGGAGCATGTCCAACAGGCCATCGGGAAGGTATACAAGTCCATTGAGCCGCTGGCCAGCTTCCAAGAAGATCAGCCCTTCATGAATGATGTAAACGCCATTCGTAGCACTCTTGCGCAAGAATCTCCGGCTGCCGTCCAAACGTTCGACAATATCGTTAAGAACCAGATCACTGACAAGCTCACGCCAGAGGGCATCATGACCGGCAAGCAATGGGGTGACACACGTTCTTCCATTGCTGGACTGGCTCGCAATCGAATGCTTGGCAATGCAACACCGGATGACCGTTCTCTTGCTTCCGCCCTCGGTGATCTGAATGATGCGGTGAATTCTAGCGTTGCTCGATCCAGTCCGGCAGAAGTTACGGCTCAACTTCAAAAGGCCAATGCCGCATGGGCGCAATACAAGCAAATTGAAAAAGCGGCTGGTATGGTTGGCGCTATGGGGCGAGACAATGTGTTTACGCCGGCTCAATACCTGAATGCTGTTCGTTCTGGGTCTACGCTTAGCCAGCGTGCCACGGGCAATGGATTGAACACAGATTTCGCGCAGGCTGCTCAGGACGTTCTAGGACAAAAATATCCTGATTCTGGAACTGCTGGCCGTTTGCTTTCTGGCGCTTCATTGGCAGCAGCTATCCCAACAAAAGGGCTTTCTCTAGTTCCTGGACTATTGGCTAACCTTGGCTATAGTCAGCCTGGTCAAAAATTGGCTGGCGCTTTGCTTACGGCTCGCCCTGCGGCTGCAGCACCTGTTGGCAATCTGTTTATGCGCTTGGGGGGATATGCTCCATTGGCTACGCCAGTGTTATTTACGCCTTCGGCTGCTTCCCAATGAGCGAACGAAATTTGTTGAACATCCACCGATCAGCACGCTTTGTCCAATGGGAGTCGCCGGCTACATCGCGGCGCTCTGTGTACCAAGCTATCAAGCCAATGCCGATAGCAGCACCGATGAACCGTGCCACATATTCAACTGTATGAGCATGTTGTAACTGACTTGCATCCATAACAAGGATTCCTCATGGCCGCTCTGCCGCTGCCGAATGGCAAACAACAGTTCTTTGATAATAATGGCGTACCGCTGAACGGCGGTAGCGTCACCTTCTACATTCCTAACACTACCACGTTCAAGAATACTTACCAGGACGAAGCGCTGACTATCCTGAACACCAATCCGGTAGTTCTGGACTCTGCAGGCCGTGCGGTGATCTGGGGGGCGGGAGACTTCCGCCAGATCGTCAAGGACTCAGCAGGTAATACGATCTGGGACCAGCAGACCAGTTCCGGTAGTGGAACATCTGGCTTCACCATCGTTCGCAGTCCTCGTACCTCGAATACAGCCCTAGCTGTAGAAGACAACTCGACCTTCATTGAAGTTCAAAACGTCTTCACGCAAACGTTCGTAGCGAGCGCGACGCTAGGAAACGGATGGTCCTGCTATATCCGCAATGATGCAAGCTCAGCCATTACCTTGCAACCGAACGGCGGCGAAACCATCGACGGCGCATCTTCGGCAACCGTCCTGCCGACTGAAACGCGCCTTGTCTTCTGTGATGGCACAGCGCTGTATTCCGTTGTGATCCATCCAGGCTTGCCCTCTACGATCAAGCGCAGTCCTCGAACGAGTAACACTGTGCTTGCCTATGCAGATGATTCGACGTTCATTGACATCAACGCCCTGTTTACGCAGACGTTCTCCGCTAGTGCATCGCTGACGAACGGATGGTTTGTCTATGTGCGCAATAACAACGGCTCTGGAAACATTATGCTGCAGCCGAACGGTGTTGAAACCATCGACGGCGCATCTAGTGCCACGATGCTTCCTGGGGAAGTGCGACTAGTCTTTACTGATGGGACAGCGCTCTATTCCACGATTGTACATCTTAGTCCTCAGGCAACGGCTGCCTCAGTTAAGAGAAGCCCTCGCAGCTCCAATACGATTCTAGGCGTCGCAGATAATTCCACACTGATCGATTTTACCGCGGGTCCCTTCACGCAGACCTTCTCCGCCAATGCCACGTTGGGTAATGGATGGTTTGTCTACACTCGCAATAGCAGTGGTCAGCCAATTACGTTCCAGATGAACGCGGCGGAGACGATTGACGGCGTAAATAGCTTTATCAGCTACCCGAATGAAGCGCGGCTCATCGTCAGCGACGGCACCTCATGCTACTCGATTGTGCTTCAACCGTTTTACATGACGTATACCTCATCCGGCACGTTTAATAAGTCCCCTGGATATCAATATTTTGAGGGCATGGCCTGGTCTGGTGGGGCAAGTGGTAATTTGTCTTCAGCAGGAACTGCTGCTCCAGGCGGACATGGTGGTGGTAGTTTCCCATTTAAACTTTTGGCCTCTGGTCTAGCTTCATCGGAAACGATAACTATTGGTGCTGGTGGTGCTGCTATATCTTCTGCTGGTACAGGTAATTCAGGTGGCGATACGAGTTTTGGCAATTGGTTTACAGTCTCAGGGGCTCAAGCTGGCCAATGGCCTGGTTCTTTGAAAGTAGGTACCCGTCAGCTTCGCCGTACAGCTATAGCTCCAGAGAATGGAAGTTATGGCTTTGAATCAGTCTATTATTCATCCGCTGGATCTGGTAACAATGTTAACGGTACATATGCGGGAGGATACGCCTCCAATGGTACTGATGCTGTTGCGGGAAATTCTCTTTATGGTGGCGGATCAGGCGGAGGAGTAAATAGCTCTAACGCTCTAACAACAGCAGGCACAAGCCAAAATGGGGGTGCAGGCGGAGCAGGTGCGACGAGTGGCGCAGCTACAGCGGGAAGTGCTCCAGCCGGTGGAGGAGGTGGCAGTCAAGGCACATCCAGCGGAGCCGGGGCGCGTGGTGAACTACGTATTTGGGGAGTGATCTAATGCAGTTCGCAATCGTACAAAACGGCATTGTGGTCAACATCGCAGAGGCCGAGCACGCGCTTGATGCTTCGTGGATTCCCTTTGCTTCAGGTTGCATCATCGGGGGAACATGGAATGGTTCCGTCTTCGGACCTGACCCGAATGCATCTGCCAAAGCGCAGGAGATTCTTGCGCTTCAAGCAAAAGCACTCCTTGAGCAATCAGATAGAGTCGTTCTGCGCTGCTATTCGGCCGGCGTACCCGTTCCGACTATCTGGCAATCCTATAGGATGAACCTGCGCGCCGTGGTGAACGGCACGCAGTCAACGCTACCGACAATGCCAGCATATCCGATCGGAACTTAACTTAGCCATGTGGGCTGTGCGACTCCGGCAGCCCCAAAGAATGCTGCATAGTATTGATGCAGATCGATGAATTGGCCGGTTGAGGAAATCTGATTGAAGTTAGGTAGATGATCGCTGACGACGCGATTTAGCCAGTAGGCCATACCACCATCGTCCGACTCGCGGCCAAGGCCGTCGTGATATAGCGCCTGCACTTTTTCAAACAGTGTGACGTTGTTGAATTGGTGTTGGCTTACCGTCTGGTATTCAGCGCTTCCCTTGAGGTCCGCTGCTGCTTGTGCAATACCTTGCGACGCGATAACACCCGCCAACCACGCAACGCCACCAGAATCCCCAACGCGGTCAAGTTCAAGCGCATACAGCCCTTCGGCTTGTGTTGTGGTGTTAACGGTGCCCGGCACATAGCTAGCGGATGCATTGACGATACGGCCGAACGTGGCGTCATCGATACGATGCCACACGAAATTACCAGCGGCGGCCACACTACCGCCACCTTGAGCATCTTGCGTCAGGTTCACACCATCACTGTAAGTGTCTAGCAGCGTGTGAATCTCAGATTGCGTCAATTGGTTATTGTGCTGTGCTTGCAGGATGAGCGCTAGCGCTGACAAGCGCGGGGCGGCAAAGCTTGTGCCAACCATCGTTGAGTTCACAGCTTGCCCGCTCATCACATAGTTGGTTAGACCCGGATTAGCGTAGCTGTAATAGGTAAGATTACCGAGCGAGCCGCTTCCGATGTCGTCCGCTGCGCTGACGTTGATCGTCCAAGAAGAGGAGCACTCTACGTCGATATTATTCGAATTGCCAGATCCCCAATTTCCGGCTGCGAATACAAGCGTCTTATTAGCCAGGAAGGCATTTTCGAGATTAGTATTGTCGCTCGGATACGATGTCTGCAGCGTGCCAAGTGCCATCGTGCCAGGGCTGCCCCAACTGTTGTTTTCCACGGTCGCAGCGCTTGCAGTCGCCGTCGTGTAGCAAACACCCATATTGCCACCAGACGGTTGCGGAAACTGTGCGCTAGCGCTTACGTTGCCGGTATCGCCGTAGAGTTCGAGATAGTGCTCAATCGTTCCCTCTACCACTGAAGCGTGATTTATTCCGGCTGAATTGTTGATATCGTCAACAATCGCATAGTTTTCTACAGGCATGATATCTCCTAGTGGCGAAATGCCAATATAGAGCATATCATGCTAGTACCACGCTAAAAGGAGCTAAAAATGTTTGATTCCATTAAGAACCGCGCACATAACGAGATTGAAATGCTGAAGCAAGATGCCCGTTCAGTAGAAGAGCGCATCGAGGCCGCTTTTACTCTCGGCGCAATGCATCACGCGCTAGATGCAATCATCAATGACGCCACTAGCGCGGAAGAGAAGGTAAAGGCGGCCTTCCTGCTCGGCTCGAAAAGCCTCTAAGACGTGGCGGACTTCAATAAGGCATGGTCCGTTCTTGTCGGAAACGAAGGCGGGTATGTCGATAATCCAGCCGATCCAGGCGGCGCAACACGCTGGGGGATTACTCAGCGCGTCGCCCGTGCCAATGGCTACCAAGGCGACATGCGGGACTACCCGCTTGATTCGGCTCGCTCTGTGGCTAAAAAGCTTTATTGGGACCCGCTCAGGCTAGATGAGTTTGATGATCGGATGAGCTTTGCCATGCTGGATGCCAATTACAACGGCGGACATGTTGTGCTATGGGCACAGCAGGCGGTCGGAGTTAAGGCGGATGGTAAGCTAGGTCCAGCTACGATGTCTGCACTTCGCGCTGCTGATCCATTGCGTTTCGTTATGGCTTTCACGGCATATCGGCTGCTCTATCTGACTAGCTGCCATCCTTGGCCGACTTTTAGCCGTGGCTGGAGCCGGCGCATTGCCAATAATCTGCTGAAGGCGGTGGAGTAATGGACCCGATTACCATATGCATGGCGTTAGCGCAGTTCGCGCCAACAATAGCCGGCTGGCTGGGCGGAAGCAAAGCGCAGGACGTAGCGCAAAAAGTAGTCGGGATTGCACAGGCCGTCACCAATACCAGCAATCCCGATCAGGCAGTGGCAGCTATACAGAATGACCCAGCGATGGCGCAGAAGTTTCAAGAGGCTGTACTGTCCCAGCATCTTCAACTAGCCCAGCTCGCGCACGATGAGACGATGGCAGAGCTGCAGGCTGATATTGCTCAAGTGCAGGCCGTGAACCAGACGATGCAGATTGAGGCGGCTAAGGATCATTGGCCAAGCTATAGCTGGCGTCCATTCATTGGGTTTATGTTTGGCCTATATGTCGCCGCAATGTGGGTTCTTCCACTGTTCCATGTTCAACCGGTAGCGCTTTCTCCTGACTTGACGCTTACCGTAGGTGGAATTTTGGGTGTCGCATCATTCTTTCGTGGGAAAGCACAAGCTGATCCACGCGTTCAATCTGATATGCGAGGTTAATTATGGCAAAACTTACCACCAAAGCACGAAAAGACCTTCCTAAGAAAGACTTCGGATTGCCTGGTAGCGAGAAATATCCTATGCCTGATCGTAGCCACGCGGCAAACGCCAAGTCCCGAGCATCGCAGATGGAAAAAGCTGGAAAACTTTCCGAGAGTTCCAAGGAAAAAATTGACGCAAAGGCTAACAAAATCCTAGGAAAAAGTAAGAAGAAATGAAAAAGCCGGCATAAGCCGGCTTTTATGGTTTGATCAACTATACCAATACTGCAATGCCAGGTAGGCCGATTTGCGAGCCTACCAGAACGGTCGGTTGCCTCGAGAACTCAGCGCCTTCCAGAAGAGTCTTCGCACGATTGCGTTTCGATCCAAGCCAGAAAGAAGTACGAAGTGCTTCCAATGCTGCGCGACGGTCTTGTGTGTCTAGGTCATCCGCCAGGGCCTTATTAAGCAATTTTTCATTACGCATCATGCCTCCTTGTCGTAGTAACCTGCTAGTGCCTTCAGAACACGAATCAAGCTATACACAGGCACAATGAATAGTCCAAGGATGAACAACCATCCTGTGTATTCGTGATACCAGAATTCATCACCATTGAGCCTAAGGAAAATCTTTACCTGCAGCCCTATGATAGCGGCAGCGATAACGCATAATTCAAGCTCTACGAAGATGACAAGTTGTTTGTAAACCTTCCTCATGATCGCCAATCAGTTCATGCTGCCTGTTGGTGTAATGAAATTCATGATGTCTGCAAGCGACCAGAATCGCCGTCCATCTTGAACGCGAGTACGAATTCCGTACAATTCAATTTCTTGCATCACAACTCGGTATAGATCGCGTGGATTCAATCCTAGGATAATCGACGCCTCTGAATGAGGGACGAATCTTTCGCTGTTGTTCATTGCTTGTACTCCTTACTCATTGTTGGAAACAAAACAAGCTACGAAGAAATCCTCATCGCGGCGCGAAGCCAGCTTCAGCCAACCCACGCTGCACCTGCCGGATGCCGTCGAACATCAGGACCGCACGGTAATTGCGCTCGTCTTCCGGAAGATGTGCTTCTGTCAACGGCAGGAACGTATCCACCATGCAGCGCTTGCAGAACTGCGCCAATTGCTCAGCCTGTTCCTCGTCCATGGTGGCGGTGATGGTGACTTGCTGAGTGGTCATGGTTTTGCCTCCCAAGTCGGCGCAGCGGCGAGCATTTCGGCCCAGATTGCCCAGGCCGAGTCGGTATCTACCAGCGCATCTTCTCCGGCGTGCCCCATAACAGGGGTGGGCTTGATCGGCACCAACTGCCACCCCTCCGGCACGCACTGCGCGGCCGGCTGCGGGCGGGCGTAAAGCTTGGTGCCGACTGGGTATTCCCCGTACAGCATAGGGATTGATTGGCCGTACCGATCCGACTCAACTTCTCCGCCCGGCTCCGCGGCCTGGCTGGCGAGGGCGGATTGCCCAAACCGCTGCACTGCCATCCACGCCGCATGCACATTAGCATCCAGATAGCCGCCATCTTGCGTGTCGCGCTCAATCTCGGAACGGTGCATCGCGAAAAACGGCTCGGACTCTACCCACGCCTCAAAATCAGCCCGCTGCTCTCCGCTCGGCTGAGTCGGCTTGGGTTGCTCATCGTTGGTGATGATCCGGCCGCACACCGTATGCGACTCGTTGTAAGTGACTTCAGACGGGTCAACGCCGCGCTTGCAGTGTGCGCAGTACCACCCGCTCGGCTGGGGCTGCTCGGCCTCCAGCTCCTGTGATATGTCCACAAGCGCTTGCATTGCCTGTTCTCTGGCCGCCTTCCCAGTCACATTGGCGAGGGCGGCTTGCCAGGCTGCAGACCATGCGCTCCAGTACAAATAAGTCTGCATTAGCTGGTAGTTCCCAAGCTCATCCTTCTCAATCGCTTTTGGCCACTTACCGACATTCGATGCCCACTCTTCAAACTCCGCCCGCATCTGCTCTTTCGTTTCCATGGTTGTCCTTTGCGCTGGGACGCGGTTACTGGCTGTCAGCCTGAACGGCGGTCCATTCGTCCGCCTTGATGACCGGTGTCTTCCAGCCAGTCACCTTCCCATCCGCGCCGATTTTGAAAATGATATAGTCGCCGTACCCATTCTCGCCGACACATAGGATGTCATCCGGGACATAGTAACCGTCCCATTTGGCGACACGCGCACCGTTTTCATCTTGCAGCCAGTATTCACCGTCATCGCAGACTTTGTAATGCACATCGGCCACCATGCCAGTTGGCCAGCCATTAACTTCACCGGTCTGTAGATCGATCACAGGGCACCAGAGATCACCATTGCGCAGCGGGATTTGGCCATCGTCATCGGCCACGCCGTTGATATATGTATCCTCCCAATATCGCACTCCAGCGCTTACCTCGATGAATGCAACATTTGCCGTTCTGGCCGAATTCAGTTCGATTTCCATGTGACTGTCGTTCCTCTTGATGAAACGCGCCCTATTGGCGCCCTACAAAATACGGGGGCGCCATAACTCCGCGCCGTTGCTGTGTTTCTTGCTAGTGAACCCAGCCTGTGACTCAGTAAGTCAGCCAGACTGCACGCAGCAGCGGCTTTTCATTGCGATACCCGATGTGGACCCAGCGCACTTGCGGCGCGCCGGCGCCATGCCTGGGCCACCAGTAGCTGTAGCCAGTCATGCCGCCTTCTCCTTCGCCTTCTTGGCCATGCGTTTAGCTTTTAGCTCATCTTTATGGCGCTCGTTGTACCGTCGAGCATTGGTGCGCATACGGTCACGATTAGCTTTCTGCCATTCGTGCACTTGCTTCTTGTGGCAGTCGTAGCAGATATTTCCGGTGTGAGTTCCGTCTTTCTTATTCACACGTTCAGCACGTGCCCAGTTCATCCCGTTATACTCCACGCCGCAGCGGATGCAGGTTTTTTCTGTCATGCTACGCGCTCCTACTGAGGCAAATCATCAATGTGCTCTTCTTCACTTACGGATTTCTCAATCCTGTAAGATTGTCCCTCTAGCTTCTGCCATACTGATTCGCGCATGATCTGGATAGTTGGCCAGTCGAATGTCTTGATACGCTCCCAAGAACGAGTTCCGAAAATTTCCTCCAGAAGATCGCCCTTAGCTTTCTTCATGTCGGCCGTTGAGCCTGGGTAATGCTTACCAATCACCTCCCCAATCTCATCTAGGGCGATTTCTTTTGCCCGTTTTTCCATGATCCAGCGTGGCACGCCTTCATCGCTGAATAGTTCTCCATTATCACGTGTGGTATCAACGCCAGTATGCTTTCCGCCAATATTCAAGAATTCAATGTGCGGTCGGAAATCGTTGAAAGTAGGGTTTTCGAAACGCATTCCGTCAATGCGAGTCGATCTATCTTTGATAACAAACGCGGTACGCCACACTCTACCTGTGTCAAGGTCTCGATGCTTCTCCATCTGAACTAGGATTGAAGGCTCATATCCTGTTTCTCCTTCAGCCTTCATCTTGACGCCAGTTTTTGCAAGCTGGCGCTTACCATTGTCGTCCTCGAAAAAGTCGTACTCGTATCCAGCACGGCCACATAGAATGATATGCGCCTGGCTATTTACGAATAGGTCGGTAAATTTTCTCCATTCTGCTTTCAGAAATGCCCAATCAGCGAATTCCAAACCACGCTTGCGATTTCTGCGCTCTGCATATTCCTCCGTGAATGTTGTCCAGAAATGCGTAATCGAATCGATGATCAGCACAGAGCCTGACTGCTCAGTTTCGATGATCGCTGACTTAAGATCAGGCATAGCTCTCGTCTTTGCCGTAAATAGTTCAATATTGCTAGCATCGAATCGTGGCTTAACCCAATCAGATCCAGTCTCAGTATCAAGGAACATGGCAGGTCGATCACCATGCTCAATACCGCGTTGCCGCATCAACTCGATGAGTCCGATTGCGACTTCAGTTGCTGTGAACGTCTTACCATCACCGGCAAAACCCATTAGACCCATCTTTAGAAAAGCTTGGGTATTTGTTGCTCTCTGAAAGAGTGCCATGATTTCCTTTCGGCCCGAGACTGTGCCGGGACATTGATTGAATGGTTGTTCTTCCTATATGTACTAGCGCCAGTAGCCGTCGCTGTTCTTGTAGGTCATCAGGCGGCCATTGTCGTCGTAGGTGGACTCGCGCCAGTAGCCGTTGCTGTTCTTGTAGGTCAGCACGTTGCCATGGGCGTCGCGGGTGTACCCAAGCGGTATGTCATTGCGTTCGATCATCTCAGTTCCTTCCGTGGTTGTGCGGTCATCTTACTGCGTCGATGCGATCAATATAAACACACAGAAATTATCCGTCAAGCACTTTAGTTCGTCCTTGCAAGAACAATAGTACGGCGTATAATCCAGTTAAGCATTCATAAGGAGAATCCAATGCTTCGTAAGTCTGAGCTGTTGAAGCACTTCGATGGCAGCACCGTTCTGACTGCCAAGGCGCTCCACACGACGCCGCGTAACGTTATCAAGATGAAGGAAGAACTAGGCTTCGCTGCCATCGGTCGCATCTTCGTGTATCAGCGGGACGTGTTCTGGATCATGGTGCGCGATGAGATGAGGCGACAAGGAAAGGAATAACAATGGAAACCACATGTGAAAGCTCTGAGGTCTACACAGACCAGAGCCTGGCACTACAAGCCGCTCTGATCTGGCGCACGTATGTTCTTCGTCTGCTGGAGCAGGCTCAGGAGAAGGAAGAACAGGAGGAAGTATAATGAATAGTTTTCCAGACAAGAGCGAGCTGGCTGAGATATCGTTTTACCACTTCCTATTTGCTTTACAGGAGATGCCAAAGCTTCCACCTCTAGGCGAGGAAGCTATGCCTGA